AGAGACTCTCTACAACTTACTTCCCATGCTGCAATATCGGTTAAGCCAGCAGCATAAATATCCATTGTGTCTTGATATGTTCCGTTCGAGGCACCTTCATCATCCATCATTATGGCGAAGTATAGATCCTGAAAAAAACTCAAGACCGGATTACCATCAACATCATAGGTATTCCACCATTCTTCCACACCAGCACCTGCACGAATGATCTCCCCTTGACAATCTGTTTTCCAACTGGGAATCACACCGGCAATTTCAATGTCATCGTCTCCCTGTGAGAATTCTTCAAACAAGGCAACACCAGACAGCTCTACAAATTGCAAGAATGGTTTAATTTTTGATACAAGGCAGGGAAATTGGATAAGATCAGGGGAAAGATCTGGATCGACAATACTTGCCATGGCTCCGGCTGCAACATCGAAAACAGTACAATATTCATTAAGATTTGCCAATGGATCGGAAAGATCCAAAGGTTCAAGGGGATTTAGACTGGAACGAACGATTACATAATTATAAGAACATTTCTTTAAGCCATCGGTATGACCGACAACGGTTACGTTTTTAACTGACAGCGACCCAGATTGAGCCGTCTGTTTTTCACAAAGCAGGATTGCCGAATCGTTCTCGGTGAAGCCCTTTGCCCCTGAAAATACAGAACCATTATCCCTGGCCGGTAAGTCAGGAGAACAATGATAAAAGATAGGGGCATAATTCCAGCTAAGGCCAAGTTCTTGAATAAACACATCGGCTGTATCCCAATACTTTTCGGGAGTGTCAGCATTCTCCGGATAAACATTTACTATGGTCCCGACAAGGTATTCATGCTGCTGGATTTCCCCAAGATTTTTATGGTCGATCGCGTTTGACATAAAGCCCTTTTTAAAGCAACAAAGCCTGAGGTGAAATTGGCCCCCGTTACCACCCTAATGATGGAAACAGGGGGACCAATACCAAATATAAAAAAGACTAAAAATCAAGAGGTTGTAGACGTAATCTGATAAGTCACATAAATCTCATCATCAGCGATTACAGCTCGTGGAGTACCAAACCGTTTAGCACACATTAAGACACCTGACGCGGCTGTTTTGGCTGCGGCATCTGCAAGGAAAGCACCATAAACGGTGATGCTTGCATTCATAACAAAATGGGCTTTGGCATTAACATTGGAGATAACCGCCGTGGAAGTATCTTCAGTTGTGTATGCAGGCCTGTTTGTCAAAGGTGAATCGTAATCAGCATCCTGGCATTCTCCATAAGCATTTCCTGAACCAAGCTTTGCGGCTGTATCAGCCAGCGCCGGGGTAATGTTATTCTTGAAAATACCGACATACCAGATATGGGAAGCGGCCTTACTGATATCATGAAAAATAATATTCAATAATTTGGCCATGCCTTCAGTTGTGAAGGTGTTGGTTCCTGTCTGGGTATGTATGAGCTTACCACCACGGTAATGTTCTGTGGTGACTTTACCCTCAAACTGCAATGGAAGCTTTTCGAGCGACCATCCGAGAATCCTCTTTTTTAGAGCGTAAGGGGTAAACCGGAACCTTAGAACAGCGTGAACCAGTGCGTTGTTCAACACGAATTCTACAACAATTGCGATGAGATCAATCCAAAACTTCTTCATAAAACACACTCCTTTTTGAAAATTAATTTTTATATTACCATTCCATCCCTGACAACATCACAAGCCGCCAAGTCTCCGAATCCAACAACCTGGCCCCTCGGTTGGTTGTGTTTCATGGAAAATAACATTTGTTTACGACCATCTTTTACTCTTGAGAATGATGCCCCCTGGACCTGCTGTGGGTCTATCCTGAGATTGTTCTTTACAACATTGAGAATGCGGCCATCGGCCAGCCCTGCATATACACCGTCTTTGCCTATCCATACAGGGACATTCTTTCCAAGCTCCCCAAGATCACTCACATAACATAAAGTTCCTGGGACCACTCCAACTCCTGCGGTTGATTGCACCATCCCGACCGGATCTGTGCCAGCAAGGTAATAAGTATTCGCGTCACCTCCAATAAACAATCCATGATCAGTCTTTGCGACCATAGAGATCGTTTCCTCAAAGTCAAAGAATCCTGTCGATAGCCGGAAAAGTTCTGGTTGATAAGGTTCACTATAAAATACTTTTTCAAATCGAGATCCCCAAACCCTTCCAAAAGCCCAACATAGATGGCTCATTGGATATGGCGGCTCTCCCCACATAGTAGGTATTGGTTCTGGATGTTCTGGCAGACTAGTGATGAATGAACTATTCCCGGCATAAAGTAATTGAGACCCGTTCGGATCTGTCATCCACACGCTCGCGCCTTCAGGAAGATTTGAAATGGATATACCTCCTGGCTCTGACAATGTTATTTCAGTCAAGGCACTATTACCGGATGGCCTGCCATATTCGCTGATAGCAGTAAGACAAACCATATAGATACCGGTAGGAAGGCTTCCGGTTCCAGTGGTAAGGATCGGTGTTACAGGAACAGGTATTCCCCATTCCACGATAGAATTTAATTCCGGATCAAACATCCCTGTCCAGTTTTTGTTTGAAAGATATATTTTTCCGGATATTTCCAGATAAGAGATAGGTGCATCCGCTCGCGCTGTATCAGTCAATTCGACTGTGGCAATACCGTCAACCACCTTATAAACCTTACCCTCTGCCGCACACATCACAATACCTTTGTTGTTTGTCCAAAGGCTATGGCCTCCTGTCAGATCAATGACCTTCTCATACCCTGGCCGTCTTACAAGGCTACCATCCGGCTCAACGTTTGCATTTAAAATTATTGAAGGCTCCCCCATAGTCCTTTTTGCTTTTACGACAATATTATTCATGCCATTGAAGCCATCAACCTTAATCTCACGCATTAGAAAAACCTCGCTGATCGTTTGATAACCGGGGTGTGCTTAGGGGCAGTTTTACAATGCTTTGCTAATTTAGCCAGGCCGATATTATATCGGTCAGTATAATAGAGGGTATTAACCTTCTTTCCGTCAATCCCGTCTTCTTCCAGGGCAAACAGCTCTTTCAATGCGTAATCGACAGCAATCTTAGCAAAGTTGGGAGGAATTCCGTCCAGAAGTGCTTCATCATCATCAAACTCAACCGGTACAGGCTCTCTGTAATAAAACAGGGTCAACGATTGATCTTGAACAGGTATTGGCCGATACCAAAGAGTTTTATGTTCCAAAGCAGCGTCCTGAATCATCCCGGGTGATTCCCATCCAGAATACAATCCCTCAAGAGCTTTAATATTTGATCTAATATTGACCTTTTTCCGGCTTGTTTCATTGTAAACCCGGTACAGATCATGGGCAAATGTCTCCGGCATCACAAGCGTGGTTGGATTTTCATCTACAACTATCTCAATTGTTTTTTGTTCCTGTAGATCTGGCAGGGTAAACAACTGACTTACCTCTGCCACAAACTCATTAACCAAAGGACAAATATCATCTTCCATTGTAAGGGAGGGATCTTGGATACCCGTTTCAATCCGGGTTAATATCTTTTCCAAAATCATTTTTTGGCATCATCCTTTGCATTGGCTTTGGTCTTGGCATTGGCCTTGGCCGCTTCTTTCTCACGGGCTTTTAGTTCTTCCATGGTGGGAGGAACGTATTCTTTGAAATTACCGGTATCAAGAAGGTGCTTCACGTGGTCTTCCGACACTACACTTGCCACAAAATCACCATATTGGTTTTCAGTGAACAGGTAGTCGAACTTTTCCACACGCATGGGGATCGGCTGGCCGCATCGGGTAAAATTTGCTTGCATAATCATGGTGGATTATCTCCTTATAAATAATATTTACGCGCCGTAATCAGAAGCACGATAGGTCATTATCACCCGGACATTACCAGCAGCTTTCGTTGCCGCGGCTGCAGTGATTTTGATGCCCAGCACCCTATCAGTGGTTTTGTTTCTGGCAATCCCCTTGAGACCTGCCCCGGCTGCCCTGGTAACTGTGGGATCTGTGTCTGCTTGTGCACCGGTGATAAAGGTTTCTGCCGTCACCAGGTCATCACCATCATCATTCATCATTCCCACGGAAAAGGTCAGGGTATCTGTGGCGTGTTCGTCCAGCTCATCGGCAATAGCCACCACGTCAATGGGGATACAGTCAGCAGGGAGATGCCCAACTTTTGCAAGGTCGTTTAGGGCCAGTGTGACAGGCAAAGCCACAATGTCATCAGATACATACACCTCCCCGGCACTATGGGGAGACAGGATAGACTTTTCAAAGTTATTGCTATTAAATGTAGGCATGTTAAAAACTCCTTATAAAATTATTTCATTAAACTTTTGTTGCTGCTGTGTCATAGGCAATCAGCCCATAATCAAGGCCGTTGAAAGCAACCTTATTCAACCCGAACATACTGTAAGTGCTGATAATCAAGATATTCCCGTTATCTCTTGACTCTTCGTGCCAGTCAAAACGCAGGCCGGAACCGGATGAACCCCATGCGACTGCAAGACCCTGTTCACCAAGGAATAATGCACGAGCTGCCTTGACGTTTCCGCCTGAACCATAATCGTCGAAGCGGATAACACCCTTATGTTTCTGAAGGATCACATTGTTGTACATACCAAGACCACCCTTGCAGATAGGAGATTTTCTTCCTTCTGAGGTTGCAAGTGCCTTCTGGATATCGAGCCACTTTCCTGATGCTGTATCGGTTCTTAAGTCATAAGCCTGCCAAGGATTCATAAGAAGAAGGAAATGGTCTTCACCCTCAAGTTTAATCGGCTGGATCTGTGGGGTGCCCTGGGTACCGCCACCCATCATATCTGCCTCGGCAACCAGGCGATCAACACCGGAAAGAGACATTTTATCATCAACCGTTATTGTGGCCTTTGCCTTGCCATTCGCAAAATAGTGATGAAGGCTGTCCGGTGCTGCAAGCGGATTATTGGCAAAACCGGGGTAAGTTGCATCAAAGATGAATTCATCATTGACCCCACGGGTTCCGGATGCGTACATAAAATGCAGCTCATCAAACACTCTGGCCCACCAGTCAGACTGACGGGCACGGGCCACTTTTCTGAGGTCATGGATGGTTCTTTTCCGGGTCATACGTCCACCCGCATTAACTCCGCCCCTCATCTGATCGATATATAATCCATCAGTGTAGAACTTGAGTTTTTCTTCTTTGTTCTCCAGAATGTCATCACCCTCGACAGGCTTCATCCCTAACTGCATATTAAGATCAAAAGAAACATATTCCCCGGCATCATTCTTCAAACGGTCAACCTTTACAACAGGGGTTGAACCGCCTTCCGGGCCAGTAAACTTCTTGGACCAGAAAGATTTTCTCGGGGTGTCAATTGCTAAAAATGCGGAATACTTTTTAACCGCTTTGGGATCATTCAGACCGATAATTGTTTTACTCATGGTATTGCTCCTTATATTGATTGTTTTTCGGTCTTACCCTGCCGCAATTGACAGAGGAGCTATACTGAACCACTGACCTTGTTAAAACTTTAGAACTACATCCAAAGGCCTTACGCCTTTGCGTATGCTTCCAATTCTGATTCAGATAATTTTGAGAGTGCTATCTCATACTCAGCACCTTCAAGCTTATCTAAATATTCATAACCGTCATCCGTGTTTTTGTCGGATGCCGGTACATCTTTTAATGTTTTGGGTCCTGTACGCTTTCCAGAAGATTTCTTGGCAGCTTTGAGAGCCTTTTCCCCGTCTGAATCCTCTTTTTTATGGCTTTCTTTACTGTCCTGAATTCCAAAGGCAGCCTTGATTGATTCTTTTGCTTTGGCAAGTATCTCAGGACCGGCTTTTGATTTCCATTCTTTGACCCCCAGAAGCCGGTTGACCTCACGGGCAAAGGCATCATAGACAATAGGATTTTGTTTAAGTTTGGCATTATCCTTGTCACTGAAAAATTCTGACTGTTCAGACTCCCATGTTTTTTCAGCAGAAATTCGGCTTGTTTCTTCCCGGACAATTGCCCGGGTACGCTCCCTTTCAACTGCAAGCAATTGTTTTTTGTAATCATCAAAATCAATGTCACCTTCATCCAGCTTTATATCCAGGGCCTTGATCTTGTCCTCGTATTCGTTGTCTACAGACTGCTTACCGTCATCAGAGGAAGAAGCGTCAGTATCATCTGCATCTGTGTCAGTCTTCTTATCCTCTTTGTCGTCGCCCTCTTCATCATCCTTCGTCGCATCGTCTTTAGAATCATCATCAGTGCCGTCATCTTCTGATTCATCCTCATCAGCATCATCATTTTGGCCATCATCGATGTCGTCTTTGTCATCATCAGAGGACTGGTCTTCTTGGTCTTGGGTTCCCTTATTCTCCTCGTCATCCTCATGCACATCATCGTTCTGATCATCTGAAGCATCTCCCTCATCATCTTCGATTGCTGCGATTTCTTCTTCAGACAGTCCATCAAAATCGTTGCTGTCGCTGTCACCCATGATTACTTTGCTCCTTTTTTCTTGTTATCGGATTTGATGCCATGTTCACCTTGTTTAGTGGCCATGACTCTGTCTTTTGTTTTAGTTACTGCAGGCTTTACTTTCTGATTTAAAGCTTTATTACCGATCTGGATGTCATGCAGGGCCTTGGCCTTGTCGATCCTGAGTTTTTCTTGATCAAATTTTACACCTGCCCTGGTTGCCGCTGCATCCTCAACATTCTTATCAATCTCACTTTCAAGCTTACTCATTTCAAGCTTTTGCATTGTTTCATCAAACAGGGCCTGGGCTTCATCCGCCTGCCTTTGTGCATCCTGTTCAGCTTGAAGGTCTGGATCATTCTGATCCGCATCCGGGTCACTTTGTCCATTAACCATTCTGATTCTGGCTACAAGATCCTCCTTGCCCGGGATATCTGACAGATCAACCACAAGATCAAGAAGGTTGATTGCAATCTCAGGTGCCATGTCCTTGATCATTTCCATGAGGGTTTCAAAGGTGGCTTGCCTGATACTGGCTGTCCATGCGGAAGAATCGACTACAAAATCGGCCTGGGCCTTGGTGATATCATTTAAAGGGTCGTTTGTTTCCGGGTCCACACCATTAATTTCAATGAATTCAGGCTGATTTTTCTCGTTTGTAATCCTGAATATTTTCTGATCCGTGTAATACTGTTCAATCAAGGAGAGGATAATTTCACCAAGCATTTGGGTAGAAACTCTCAAATTATCAAATACTTCTGAATTGACAATATTTCCCTGTTCCTTCCTGGCTTCGATAGCTTTCCCGGATATGGCGTTTGTTTCCCGACCCATCTGTTCGTCGGTTACGCCACCAACAGCCTCAATATATTCAGCGTCCTGGTTCATCAGTGCAACATGCTCTTGAGCCAGGCCCCTATCGTTGTTGATCTCAATCTCAGATCCTTTTTTCTTTTTTATAATGCCGTCCGGCCGGGAAACTTCGTCTGCCAATTCATCCCAATCGGTTACGGCATCATCATCAGCAATGATCTGATTGGTACTAAGGATGAATAGGGCCTTGCTCCTTCTTTTATTCAGATCGTCCTGGATATCTCTTAGATTACGGACTGGACCATATTGAGTATTATCTTTCTTTTTCCTGAACCCCCAAATGGGAATAAAGGGGAACCGATTATGGTTATAAGGTGATTCTTGATCCTGTAAAACCAGATCCCCGGCAAAAATCATGCATCGGATAACCATTCTGATGCTGCTTGTGAGCGATGCGTATCTGCCTTCTACCAGATCCTTATGTGCTGGGTCATCAGCATGATATTTCTGCCCTCTAAGCGTGCCAAGATCTTGGGTACCATTGTCCATGATTTCAATGTTTTCAGGAGTTTTATACCAGCACTCAACCAGTTCAAGCCTATTTCTCTGGGCTCTGTCGGTACCTTCAAAACCCGTCATTTCTATCATGGATTCAAGGTCTGTATCTTCGTCAGCATACTCTTGAGAATAGGCACCCTCATCAATAACAGAACTGTTTGCCAATATTTTTAAAGCCCCTGAAAACTCACTGAACATGGAACATGCCACATCCAGATCAACCCGTTTACGCCTGAACATAAATCTGGCATCTTTGAGATCCAAACGAACGGACAACGGGTCATACCAAATGTTTCTCCAGTCCTCATAATCAATGAATATAGGTTCTTTCGTGACATCTTTTGTGACACCTGCTTCAAGCCATCCTAATCCTGATATAACAGTATCTTTAAACGCCTGTGACCTCTCGGTCGGTAATTTGTTGACGTCTGAAAGATATTTAAGGATATGGGTTTTGGCCTCGGCAGGTTTGGCATCCTCTGAAGTTCTTGGCAGGACCCTGAAATCTATCCGATTCTTTTTTTCTGAACCAATGATCCAGTCAATTGTGGGCTTAACACGATTGAAAACAGTTGCAATCTGACCCCTGGCTTCCACTTCCGCCTTATCGTCCGGGTCCCATTGATCACCATCATAGATATCATGGTCTTTGAGGCATTCAGCACGGGCAGGCGCCTGTATTGACCTTGTATATGCCCACCACGCCTTGATTTTGTTCAGCTTTTCCCTTTGTTCTTCTGTAATCTCAGGAGAAACTTTGTTCTTTTCACCCTTGAGGTTGTCGGCAAACATGGCCTGGCTTTCAGATGATTCGCTCATATAATCACCTTGTTTCCATTGATTTTTATTCCATCACCAGAACGACCCCCTGGGGTTGTAGCAGGGGGAAGGAGAGGTTCCGGTGTGGCCGACAATAACTCTTCGATGCCGTCTTCAATAGCCGTGGCAACCTCGGCCATACGCTGGCTGGTCACGACACCAAGATTGAATTGATAATAAATTAATGAAGTAATGTTATACATCCATTTGGTAAAATCCGGGTTCTTATCAGGAGTGTACATCCATAAATCTTCCATCCGGATACAAAAATTTGCAGTGTGTCCTTCCCTTGGAAATTTTGGGCATATAAGCAGCACGGGCTCGGGCTCGTCGTCAATCGTCCGATATGCTATTCTTCTAATTACTTCCGCCATTATGCCGCCATCCCTGAGCGTCTCCGCCGTTTTGATCTGGTTTTTACAATCTGCACCGGCTCTGCAAACGTCAGTGCAAGGCCATCACCTTCATCCGGGGATCTGCCTATTCTTTTTTTGATATCTTCCTTGGGCTCAAGCTGCTTCTGAGTTGTGCTGGTGTATTTGTACCCAGGGGCTGTAAGATCAGCTTGAAGGGTATCAACGTCGGGTAGCTGTACTTCTTCATCCGACTCAAGCCATTTCCTGATCTCATCCCACATTTCTGCACGGCGATTTTTATAATGCTCCGGGTCCATGGCCTTGCTGCCGAAATTAACAAGAGTTACTCTATTTCCAAAGCCCATTTCAACCAGCCGGTCATACATGCCAGATCCGCCGCCCCGATCAATGAACATCCTGTCAACGGGTTCATTCTCCAAGATCATCCGGGCCTGACCAGCCTTGGCCATATCATCCAGTTTGTGGTGGGATTCTATATTCCAGGCTCTTCGACCCTGACGTCTGATAAATGTGGTCGCATCGTCACCTTCACGGGCAGGATCACAGCCAACGACATAAGCACCATATTTGGGAACACCCATTGTTTTTCTGGCCGTCAATACTGATTCCGCAGATATCAAGGAATTGATACCCGTTGTCTGGAAAGCTTCCGCCGCATTCCCGGGATACTCTTGTTTGAAAAGAAGAGGATCACCAAGCTCAACAATTTTGAACCGTCTCCAATAAATCTGTTCATCATCCAGCTTGTAAGCCTTTTGATATGCTGCCTCTTCTATGGACGGGATAAATTCCGCATCACTCGGGACAGTCTTTCTGTATTCCGATTGCCAGTACCAGGGAATAAAAATTGCAATGTATTCGCTTTTTCCCTTCTCCGCATCCTGCCACATTTTATGGAACATATTCCCCAGGCCATTGGCCGTGGATTCAAGGATGATCTCTTCAGCCATTTCAGCAGCCTGGAAGACACCTGTTTTGATCTCATCTGTATTTTCCCAGAAAGCAACCTCAGAACCATGGAAAAAATCTATCGTGTCGGATCTTCCCACATTCTTTGAACCAGCCGTGCCCAAGCCATATGCTGAATCAATCTTATCAAACACCAGCTCTTTTCTATTTGAAAAGGAAGTGGACGGGCGAACTCTTTTTGGACAATGCTCATGATACCTTTTGACCATGTTGAATAAGTTTGTGGTGGCATCATCCATGTGAGCCAGGATAAAAGTCTTAACTCCACGCCGGTGGGTGGTATTGTTGTAATACCTGCCACCCACATATGTGCTGCACCCTTGTTGACGGCCTTTCAGCAGTAATGCCCTGATCTTGCCGGTCTTGGCTTTTTGTTGCTCTAATTTGTCATGGAGATATAATTGAGCCCGGTTGAAAATAAACGGGATGATCTTTTGCAAACGGCCATCCACCAGGACAGCTTTTTTGGTTCGGATCTTGAGACACCTATTAGCGTAATGAAGCAGGTCATTCTTCAACCTGCTCTTAGCCCTCAAATCTCTCTCTGTTGTAATCTCAGTTACCATTGTTCAATTATTCCAAATAGTCCAGGGTATCTTCGTGCGTTACATTGAGCTTCAAATCACCATCCAAATTCTTCATATCCGGCCACCGTTCCCGGTTACGGTTGCGAAGCCAAAACGTTTGAGCTTTGACATCACCTGCTACCTGCTTTCGAACCCTTTTTGTGACTTCCATATCCCCGTCTTCATCCAGCTCCTTGGTAGTTTCTTCATAACTGTAGCCAAGGGCTCGTTTTAGCAGAGCTGTTTCAACATTCTCTGTGTCATATTTATCTTTTCCGGTCTTAATGGCGTTCAAGAACTCAGGATGGTCTTTTTTCCAATTGTTAATTAAACTTTTTGAAACCCTGAAAAGTTTGGCCAACTTGAGATCGGTAAATCCGTTCTCACAAGCAACCTGGGCCATGGAAACAAATTCTGGATCATAAATAACTTTAGTACCTGTCTTAGTGAGTCTTACAGGGTTTTGTTTTTTACTTTTTCCCATCAACCCCTCCTATCCGGCCCATCCTGATATTGATCGTTTACGACTGACATCTCTCCGGGTTCATCATGCTTTCTGCGGCCATACAAAATCATGTCATGCTGGGCGATATCAATTGCGTACTTGTCAGTCCGGCCATAGAGTATTTTAAAATGATCTGAAGTATTCTGCTTATCAGCAAAACGATCTTGCAGCGTATCCCGGCAAGACTGATGTGAACGGACAATGTTCGATTGTGCGGCTAATATTTCTTCCAGCTGCTTTTTTAAAAACCAGCCCAGGACCGATACCATGGCACCCAGACAAAGAAACCCAACACCCATAAAAACTGTGTTGGTATCAAGCGGGGTTGGTACTGATGGCGTAACTACTTTTGAACTGGCCTCGGCTGCAGCAAGGAATGGAATATTAAGAATGGTCATTGCCGAAATCCTCTGTGATTTTTATCGTAAAAGAGTCAACATCTGCCAGGGTCTCCATGAAGCGCTTAACAGCTTTACGAGAACTCAGCACTGCCCTGTTTCCATTCAGCCACCCGGTATGACTTCCTATTAATATGCACCCGGATGTATCTTTTGCCGTGTTTCCGGCATGGAAAAGGATATGATCCCGGTCAGGAACTGATATTTCAAATGTTTCGCCAAATTTAGGGGATATGGTTCGACGGCAAAGGTAGGTGGCAGGTGGGACACAAGATATAAATCGCTGATTTTCAAGATCTGGATTTTCAAGCGTGGAGTACGCTTCAAGGTCATCTATTTGTAGAGATCCGATGATACATTTGTCTGTTTTTTCAAGCCGTTTCAACTCAATAATCAAAGCAAAAATCCCCTCATTTCCATATCGGAGTCCAAAGTTTGTTAGTTGGGGCTTATTGTTTCAGGGGAAAATGGGGATTACAATTGAATCAATGCGTGAAAATTGCATTTCACTCACGAAAATTTGTGATAGGTTTATATCCTATTAAGTTGATTGAACTAATTGGATTTTTCTATTTGCAAAAAGTTTAAGGTCAGATATTACTCTTTGGATTTGTGATATTTATTTTGTGTTTTTTATGATGTATACCTTACCTGGGTTTTTTCATATGGTTGGGAAAATTTTCATTGTGAGGCTTGTGTTTTTCGAAAGAATGAGCCGTGGTCGATGCTGGATAATTACATGAAGAGAATACGTGTCAAAGAGACTTAGTGATAGTTTTTACCAATAAGATTTTTACAAAAACCGTCCTTTTTTTATTATAATTGAGGTCCAAAGTGAACTTGACAAAGGAAGCCAGTTCACGATAAAAGTACCAAAGGGAGATTTACTCATTGGATAATAAAAAAACCATTCTCATTATAGACGATGATGTCCATATCCGGCGGATACTGGAAATTAAGATCAAGCTCAGCGGGTATGATACCCTGACTGCAAAGAATGGAAAGCAGGGTCTGGAAATCATCAAGAATCAAAAACCTGATGCCGTGATTTCTGATTTAAATATGCCCAGGCTTGACGGCAAAGAACTTTGCATAATGACCAATCCCTTAAAAAAAGACCGCCCTTTTTTTACCATCATCATCACGGCGCGGATCGATCCCCATGAACAGAAATGGATCGATGAAATGCAGGACACCATTTTTATGGAAAAACCCTTCAGCCCGTCCAAGATCATCGAAGCCCTTGCCCAGTATTTTGAAAAGACAAATTCTTGAAAACTAAAATGGCAATCCATTTTTTTTATTTTCCTAATTTGGAGAAATAGCAGAGTCAAAAAATCGGCTGGCCATTACACTTATTAAATACTTAACCGGATTTCAAAAATTCAAATTATGTGATTTGGGTAAAATGATCTTGATATCCTATAAAGTTGAGTCAATTATGTCTGAAAATATGACCACTTTTTATTATAAATAACACTGTGGGCAATGCATGAAAACTTGCCAGCGAATAACTTTATTTTTCAATAGCCTGTTTGTCAGTTTAATAGGGTTACATATGGAACCCCCTTTAATCCTTTTCTTTTTGGAGTGTCAATGGTAAAATAGTTCCAGTAACTAAGCATTATTTTCCATATTTTGTAACAAGAAATGCCACAAATTGTATGTTGACCTAAAGGGAAATCGGATCTTGGTCGATTTTAATATTCATGATTATATTCTATAAAGTGGAAATAATTGTTGTAAAAAAGTGGAATAATTGTTGCAAATGCTTATTATTCTAATTATAGAATACATATCAAGGGGAATTGATACCATTTTAAATACGAAATAGTCATTTGACGTAATTATTTGGTATCTAATTTGCATTAATTAAAGATTTAATACTGTTTTTTTTGTCTTAAGTGACTAAGTATGTTTTCATTGATTATTAAAGAATTAGCATGTGGGAGAAAAAAATGCCAAATATAAACATTCCATTTAGAAACTATGAAGATGAGGTTTTTTTAAATTTAATAAATGTGCAACGCCCAGGAGATATAGTTCATGCTTTTGGTGAATTTATGATTGTCCCTACTGAAGATGCAGCCAAAAGGCACCAATACAGCTTAACAAATAATTCGACTGATACCATTACATGGGGGAATGCATGTCAAGTTGGCTTGAACTACTAAATGAGATTAAAACTGCGGGTAGCCCTCATGATCGTGTTAGGAGAAAATATCTCAAGCGACTTTCTGAACAAACCGGTAGAAATGTAATAGTATATTATTCTGGCTGGTTGGACAAAGCTTATCTTGCCAACCAAGCTGGCAATGTTTTTTCAATCAACGATTCTGATAAAAATGGCTTTATGGCCGCTATTCATAAGCTTGATAGAAATTTAGGGCTGGATCTTGTTCTTCATACACCAGGCGGTAGTATAGCAGCCACGGAATCATTAGTGGATTACCTCAGGAAAATGTTTAACAATAACATTCGTGCGATAATCCCGCAGATTGCCATGTCTGCAGGCACTATGATTTCCTTGTCTTGCGATGAAATTGTTATGGGAAAACATTCTAACCTTGGTCCTATTGATCCTCAAATAGCCAATTTGCCAGCACACGGAATTCTTGAAGAGGTCGAACAGGCGAAAAAGGAAATAGTCGCAAACCCACAGTTGCAAGGTTTTTGGATTCCTATATTACAAAAATACAGTCCATCTTTAATTGGAGAATGTGACAAGGCAATTAGATGGTCTGACCAAGTAGTAAAAAAATGGCTCTGCACCGGTATGTTCAAAGACGATAAGGATAAAGAAACAAAAGCTGATCGTATCATTCAAGAAATGGGAAATCATGCAATGACATTGTCTCATTCTCGCCATCTTTCTTTTGAAGACATTAGAGCGCTGGATATAAATGTCACAGAATTAGAAGAGAACCAAGATCTTCAAGATGCAGTTTTATGTGTTCATCACACATGTATTCAAACAATTAATATGACCAATGCGGTTAAAGTTATTGAAAATCAAAACGGTGTGGGGCAAATTTTATCGATAGGCCCACCTCCACAAATTTAATCCACTTTATACATACTTAAGCTGATTTTTTTCGACACTGTGAACCGAGGGTTCTTGGCAACCAGGTCCATTCAATTTGCTATATTATAAAAAACATTATGGGAAAATGTGTTTGATTAAAATTGTCAAAAAATAAAGTTGAATTTAGGATTTATATTTATTTTTAAAAAAAATTGTCTTTGTATCGCCTTTGCCTTCAATGTTTATATAACCATCCACAAACAATACCCTTAATGAGGCAGAGTAACTGCCGCTGTCTGAGTAACCATGTTGATTTGTAAGATGATTTTTAATTTCTGACCAAGTTACTTTTTTTTTAGATTTAACAAATTCAAACATTATCGTTGGAACTGTGTTGTCATTCTTTAGCATTTTTCTAAATTTATCAATGTACGCGGGCTCATTTGTTGAAGAATTTATAGGTTTTTCTATATGATCATCGTTATTTAAATATTCTTCATATTTGAAGAGCTGCTCTTTAGTCAGTGTTCCGTCTTTTAACAATTCAAGAAGATTCTGTTCTTCAAGTTCATGAAATTTGTCTAACTCTAAACATTTACTTTCTCCATTAGGAAGGATTAGAAGACCTTTTTCATCATTCTGTTCTTCAAGAAAAATAAAATAATTGCTAGACTTAGAATTTTTACAGACTTCGACTGGGATATATTCATCTTTAACTTTGATTTCTGTTTTTTCATAGTCTTTAGGAATTTTATCAAGTGCCGCATCCAACTTTTTAAGATCGGATTGTGTCTTGGTGCTTTCCATAATGGGTCTATGATAGCAGTTTTCATGTTGATTGATCTGATCCATTTTTTTCTTCCCCTCGTTCAGGCCATTAAAGAAAGTTGCGATTAAATCCCTATGATTCGGAAATTTTTTTGTCAAAATAATCCGAAATCCCTCCAATTTAGGCTCACTCAATAACATGTCCACCTCAATAGCCGTTTTCCCTAACTGGCGACAATATTTGTCCATGATGGTTTGTAATGCTGTGTCGTTTCGATTTGCTACAATTGTAGTTGCTTCCGGTCTCGAAAATCCATTTTTAACCACCTCTTCGATTACTTCTAATATCTGGGAGAGTGCCTTGGGAATACTTTTGAAAGAATTGTAAATCAAAGGTGATGACTCCTTGAGAATTTTACTATCCCTAAATAGCAGTTTGTGAAGGACTGTATTCGGGGTATCCACGAATGGATCAGCCTTTTTCTTTAAGTAATTCATAATTATTTCATCCACTTCTATTGTATGCCGTTTCATCATCCCCTCCCCCCTCATAAAAAAATTATCCATATTTCAGCTATAAATTTAGTAAACTATTTTAGTATTGTCAAGTAAAATACTAAAAAACTAATTCCAACACTGGATCGACATATAGAATATCTGTAAGGATATTTAAGAAAATCAACTTTTATGAAAATATAATTGATTCAGGAAGAACCTGCCGGAATGTTCTTTATTGGAGATAAACAAGCTCACGGAGTATTCCGGACCTCCTCATGCAAATAAGTCTTTTTGCATCCATTAGGGCAGACCAAATCAACTACCCTGTATGCCTGTGAATGCTTTCTTGATCGCTTCCTGACCAGCCTGGCCTTGCATTTCTGACAGAACTTATCCGGCATTTCATAAGGGTCTTTAAAACACCTGTATCCATCCCCAGGTCGGCATTTTGCAGGATCACAAAAACTGGTTCTATAATCAGCGCACTCCCCGCAATTCTTGACCATTAACACCTCTCAGCTATGACCACATCCAAGTTCCAACACAGCATTGATCAGATTCTTCTTCTCAGCAATAATACTCTTTTGGAAGGATTTAGGTTATCTTTTTCCTGCATCCATCATTCGTCAGGTTTCTTGACTGTCACTTCCGTTCTGGGTTCTTCACCAGGCCCACAGTAAATCTTCTCTGAAACCTCATAAATCACCTGGGAATCGTCTTTCCAGACTGAACCGTTGAAAATATCAAACAAAAATTTCACAAGATTATCAGTATCAGGTTTTTTGATATGATATTTTGATGCAGATGGCTTGAGTTTTCCTGCATTCCTGCCGGTTCCAAAATTTGACTTAGGCCGTGGCATGAAAAATCTTGCCTCAACGAGGACCGCATCTTCAAACAATTTATGGCCATTGGCTTGCTGTTTAACATGCCAAAGCATCAAGCCTTCTTCGGTTTCCTGATCGCTGTAAGTTGTTGTCCCCTTTCCACGGCGGGCAAAGCGGGGTCTATGTTTTGCGATGGGGACTCCGGGTAAGATTATTTTTAACACTATGCCTCCTCAAAGTTGATCAAAAAGCCCGTGAGTTAAATTACTGAGCTCACCTGGTTTAAGATTTTTCATTTCCTGGTGGATCTTGATTGCATCTGCCTCGTTAAAATTTCCGTTTTCTCTTCTCATGATTGAATTTACAAAACCCCATGGTTTTTCAATAGGGAATTTGGCTTTAAGTATTCCGTTTAAGGCATCAAGGATAGCTCCTGGATGCCCCCTGTTATTGACCTGGGCTTGAACAAACTTATATGAATTAAAACCATCAAGGTTTAAATTTGCTATTTTTTCACACACGGCTTTAATCTCTTTGAAATAATTCCCTGTTTTTTCCCGGAAATGATTTGATTTTTTTTTATCAGCCAGCGGGCCACCGCTGACATTTGTCAAACTAGATTTATCAGGAGAGGGAGTAGGAGAGGGAGAAGGGCAGGCATTTGAGCAGGCATTCGCAGACGTTCGGCAGGCATTCGACACCCATTTAGCAGGCATTTTTAATCCATTTTTTTCACACCAATCAATTCGAAAGTCTTTATTTTCAGGGCCTTTGCCTGAGTTGCAGCGAGCACATAAGGGTTGCAAATTATCAATGCCGTCACTGCCACCTTGATAAATTGGGATGATATGATCTTTTACAACACCATGAAGATTAGAGTCACCACCGCACCTAACACAAGTATCATTAAAAAAAGAAAACATCTCCTCCCACTCAACTTTTGAATGCCTTCCTTTTTTTCTTGCGTCTGACAATCTTTGAGCCCGTGTTTTTTTATTTCTTTCTGCTGTTGTTTCACTATCGTTTGTCTCCCATTTAGCTCTTGCAGCTTTTTTTGCTTTTTCTGATCTTTCGTCAGCATGGGAAGCATATTCATTATGGTCCTGCCAATCATGAATTATAAACCCATCATCACTCTTTTCTAAAAATCTTATTTTGGGATCTAAAAGAATTTTTACAAATTGCCCGGGTTCTCCATTCCAGTCCGATGCTATTTCAATATCGTCCTCATCATACCCGGAAAGAACACCATTGGGCTTATTTGCAGAAACAAAAGCCCAAAGCCTTATTAAATTATAAAAAGCCCTGTCACCAAGCTTTCTCATTAACTTTAAAGCCTTTGGGTGTGTCGGAAGCGTTACGCTCACTCTAAAATCTTTGTTCATTTTTTTTCCCAAAAAAGATTATATGTAAACAGGCCTTCCCGTCAGCTTTTGTATTTCTATTTTAAAGGATTCGGGGTCTGCATTATTTCCGCTCATGTGTATCAAGTGGATTTCATCACACTTCGACAAGTCATTTGCCCTGAAAAATTCTTTCACGTTTTCAAGCTCGAAATGACTCTTTACAATTCTATTTCTGATGGTTTCGGGAACGATGCCGGATTTAATATTTTCTTCCAGAATTTCCTTGGAATAATTGCATTCAACCATGTAATAATTAACACCGGAAAAACAATACCTGCAATAAAACGAATCCGTGATAAATATTAGCTTTTTACCATTTTTACTTTGCAGTAAATAACCGTATGGTTCAGCACAATCGTGTTGAGTATTAAAAGGTAAAATTTTAAAAGTTCCAACCGTGAATAATTCCTTTGATTCCACGGTTTTTAACCGGTGTCCGGATAATTTTAATGCCCTTGCTGTTCCAAGGCTCATATAACAGTCAATTCCTGCCTTCATGACATCTTTAATGGCCTTGGAATGGTCACCATGTTCGTGGCTGCATAAACAGCAAGATACTTGTGAAAGTCTAAAATCAAAAGCCTCGCGGATCTCACGAAAACTGATACCTGCCTCAATCATAATGATGGTTTCACCATCAGATATCCGGTAACAATTCCCGGTGGACCCGGAGGCTATTGTTTTAATGTCAATCATCCAAGGCCCCTTTAGAATCCAGGTTCTGCCATGGCAGCATTGGCCTCTTCCTGCTCGATTTCAGCCTTTTCAGCATCAGTCAAAGTCTGACCGTCACAAAAATCTGCATCCACGACATCTCCACTTTTAGGGATATCGATTATTTCCTCGTTGGCGTTCTCCTGGATTTCTTCTGACACCTGATTATCAAACCCTTTAAAGTCTGACCGATCCCCTGATATGGCCTGGGACATTTCAATAGTCATCGGCCCGTATTTGGGAACCAGTTGAAGAAACATTGTTTTAAGTGCCATAGCATCGAAATCAGTTACCCAAACAGGTTTCCGTCCTCTTTTTTTATCAAGGTAATAACTGTAACTTTTTGAAAATCGTTTGGCGTGTTCTTCCACCTTTTCTTTTGTCCAGGCAATGGCTTTTTGAAACCCGTTTAAAAGCTCCATGTAGCAGTAATATCCGATAGGATTATCACCAGTCCTTTTGCCGCCTATCTCAAGGGTACCTCTGATCCGGTCAACAATCATTTCCTCACCCTCATACACAATCCCTGTATTAAGATGCCTGTATTTACCGGTCCTGATAGCAAGCTGAACGTATCCTTTCCAACCCATCTGAAAAGAGGGAATTTTTTTATATGGGATTACATAAGCAAACCCCAGATTCTTGTTTATTGGCAGATCAAGTCCGGCTGCTTTGAGTGATTCTTTTATGACCAGTTTTGGATCACATTCTGCGAGAGCCTGGTCTTCCCCGCAAAGATCAAGGACTGATGTAATAAATGTCCCTGCTTTTTCACCCAACCGAGTGTTTATCCTGGCCACGATCCCGGGATTTTCCAACTCTCTTTGAATTGCCGGTAAATTATTTATTGCCATAGTTTTCTCCTTATGAAGCCTTTTGAGTTTCAGTTTTTAATATTGATAATGCCTTGTCATTGGATACAACCAGGCTGATCACCTGGGAAGAAATGGGAAACAGGTTATTAATTGATTCTCTGTTATCAACGAAGACAGGAGCCTGGAATCCGTAATACTCGGATAAAGTCTGGATGATATCCAGCCCGACATTTATTCTGGCCCCACTGTTCAGGCCATGGTTGTATGGCACTCCGTTATAAAGAACATCACAGCACTCTTTGATTCCTTCGTTGATCTGAGTCTCAAACAGCTTAAACCGGGCCAGCTTGAACCTTGAATTGATCTGCCCTTCCAGCATTTCAACCTTTTTGATAATAAATTTTTCAATAAGAAATATCTCAGCTTCCAGCCGCTCAAATTCTGCGGCAAGCTCTTTTTCCTGGGCCTCAAGCTCTGAAATTCTAATCCTGCATGATTCGGCAGCCTTCCATGAAGCTTCAAGCTGGTTTAATTCGTCAAACTTTTCTTGAGATTCAAAAATTTCACGCTGTGTATTTTCTTCCTGCACAACGGACCCATTGAGCAATGCATCAATTTCCTGCTCAAGCACATCTTTTTGCCTGTCCAGATCATCAATATCCACACCGACATAGACCTTTTCAAACTCAGCTTTTTTCCTTGCAATAATCTCATCAACACCGGCGATCATATCAGTCAGCTTGGCAATCTCAACTTTGGCCGCCTCAATATCCTTATTCCGCTGTTCTATATTGGCCGCCATTTCCTTACCCGTGGCCGTGATCATTGTCAGCCGGTCAGATTTTAAGCGGTTAAACATTCCAATAGTATTCTTAACAATATCTTTCGGCAGGTCCTGACCGCATGTGGGACAGGTGTTATCATTTGACGGCTGTTTATTATTTTCTATGTGCCAATCTTCCCGGATCTTGACAATTGCATCTTCAGACACCTTATTCCGCTTTTCATCCTGGAAGATCCTAAACTCATTGTCCTTAATCTTACCTGTTAAATCCCGACGCTCTGCTTCAAGCTTTTCAATGGCCTGTAGGATCGGTTTTTTCAAATCAGCCTGTTTCTGATCTGCCTCATTCCTGGATACCAGTATTTTAGAATCAACCTCATTCAGCCGGACCTTTTTACTGCTCAATGCCTCATTGGATCTTAGAGACCGGAGTTTTTCTTTTTTTTCTTCCAAAACCTTTTCCAGCCGTGTTTTTTCTCTGTAGTCCGGTTGCATGGCATCCTTGGCAGTCTCCTGATTTTCAGCAATCCTGACAGGGATCTGTTCAAGTTCTTTGTTTATCTCCCGTTTTTTGGCCCGGATCTTTTTTTTATGATCATCAATAGAACAGTCACCCAGTATCTCAGACAGGCTTTTCAGTTTTTTATCTGAATCAATGACGTCCAGGTCTGTAACATCCCCGCACATTTCAAGAAGAATCTGGCGGCGGCCGGTCCAGTGAAGATTGTTGAACTCCAATGGGTTTGTCACCAGTTTAAATGCGTTTACATCGATAATTTCTGATATTTTTATATCATATTCTTTTTTCTTGGCTGGGACATCGTCAATGAAATAATCTGTTGTGTGTCCGGTGAAGGTCTGCCGGGGTTCACCTCTCTTCTTTGTATATTTTTCCTGGAACCGTTTTCTGAGGGTTATGGTTTTATTGTTAACATCAAAAACCCCTTCAACCTCAGTCTCAAGATTATGGATTTCCTGACCGTCCTTATCAACCGGTTTTAATTGAAAATCTGCCCTACCATAGCTGTCTTTCCCGAAAAGCAAATATGAAACTCCATCTATCAGAGTTGTCTTGCCAGTGGCATTTTGACCGAATACAGATATATCTTTCCCATTCGGTTCAAGGGTGTAATCTGCCAAGCCCTTAAAATTTTTATAGCGGATTCTGTTAATTGTTAATTTATCCATCCCCTACCCTCCTTTTCCTGTTCAAAAGATATGAAAAACCAACTCCACTCATAAACAGGCTTATTCCTAAAATATTAACAAAATAAAAAACCTTGATATCGTCACTGTCCTGGCCGATCATCGAGAGCCCGATTAGTGCAATAAATACCAAAATTTTGGTGATTACCTTTTTCATTTTTTTCCTTTGTGGGTGGCTGAAACATCTTCCAGGATTCCCAACCCCCCACTTTTAAAATAATTTCCCCAAAGCCCAATACCCTGGGGTGTGCTTGTATACTAATAGCCTGCTGTGTTATCTGACATTCTTCTCCTTTTTGTTATGGGGTGTTTTTGGTTTCCTCAATGAACAGCTCACTCATTATCTTCAAAGCTGTTTTGAGTTTGGCTTCTTTGTCTGCCGGGGCAATGATCAATCCCGATATTTTTATAAGTTTTTCAAGATGTTCTATTTTAAGGCCTGATTCACCGGCCCTGAATTTTGTGATTTCAGATGGGGATTTCCCTATTTCAATAGCTAAAGCCTTAGAACTGCCGCACTTTGCCAAGGCTCTATCCAAGATCAATTCAAACATGGAAAACCTTGGAAATTCTTTTTGCGTGCAGTTTCGAATTTTTTTTGAAATAATTGTCCTTAAGCTGAAACTTCATCTAGGCCACTTTCTCCTTCACGTTTGGATTTGATTGGGACAAGGCTTGTTTGATTTCATCCGAGGTTCCTTCCAGCCAAAGAATTGGATCTGTTTTAGTAACTTCGGCAAGTTTTTTTGCTGTTTGCCAGTTAGGTCTTTTTTTGCAGTTAACCAAATAGTTAACATAGGCACTCGATACACCTATTTGTTGAGCTATAAACGTTTGGGTGAGCTTTTTCATAACTTTTTTTAACTAATAGGTTAGCTAATGTCAACCAAAAAGTTATAAAAAGGTTAGTTTTTTTTAATTGCTTTAATTAATCTATAGGTTAGAATTCGCTTATGATTGATACCGACATAGAATATGAAAAATTTATAAAGGCTGCAAAACACTATACCAAGAATAAAAGCGCAGGAGAAATCGCTTTCCAATATGGGTGCTCTGTTGAGTACATCTATATGATTGTCAATGGTAAAAAAAATGCTGGACGATCCACTCAATTAAAATTTGCAAAGGCTTGTGGTTTTAAAACGATAAGCTCATTTATCGAATCCGTCTCACCTGAAGACAACAAAACTATCAAGCAAAGAAAATCTCCCCCAGTTGGAAACATCATAAGGGTCTATAACAATATTCTTGAAAAAACTGGCCTTGAACTTGATGCAGAGGGGCAAGAAAAACTTTTTGATCTAATAAAGCGTAGACTTACAGAAAAAACTGCAGAGGCTGCTGAACACGAAATTACTGAAATCATCTCACTCACGGATAAAAGGAAAAAAGGTTGAATGCTGAAAACGAGACAGAACAGGAAATAATTGGATTAATTCACAAGCATAAAAAAAATAACGTCAAAAAAAATCATATATATAAAATCATTGCTCTTACTTCTTTTGTTACATTTTGCCTGGGGGCGTTTTTCTATTTTGGACCTTCTCTATTTTCCATAAAACCTTCGACAGGTCCCATGGGAAAGATCAGTTCACCGGTTGCTGGATCATCCACCGGCCATGAAGTAAAAATAACCGCTGAAACGCGCAATCTTGAACCCGGGCAATATGTATGGTTGGTAGTTGACAAACCGGATATTGGGCTGTGCTGGCCTAAAACTCCAAAAATTGAGCAGAATATAAAATTCATGACAACTATCTATGAAGGTGGCCCAAAGGAACCCTATAGGCTGTCTCTTTACGCCGTGACTAAAACTGTCAACGACCAGTGGCAGGAATGGGTTGATAGAGAAATGTTCGGCGGGCTTCCCATTCCTC